CTGTTGATTAAGGTAAGCAACTGAATTGCCGGGCCTTAGATCCGTATCACTTAGCACAGACAAAACGCCACCCGTTACCAAGTAATCCTCGCCACCTGTCGCTATTCGCATGGTGAAGCCATCATCAGCGAATATGCACGGCTTAGTGCCCTGGATAGTTCCTAGTGATGTTTGCACACCTAAAGAGCTGATCTTGAATAGGGTATTGGTTGTTACTTTGTAGAGCTCACCAGCAAATACATGCACGCCCCTATCGACACCAGATCCAGAGGAGAAAGCTTTCGAGCCATACCAGGAAGTTAAAGCGCTCTGTGTCTTACCAGTAGGCACAAACTCAGGGATTAGATTCATTGTTACCTGGCTAGATAATGATCTAGACCTATGGGCATACGATGAGCCCACGAAATTCACAGGGATGGCAGTAAACGTCATATGACGGCTCGCTCATTTCTAACGATAGGAGCGGGGCCATAGCGTCCCAACCTGTCAGACTTATTTGCCCCGCGAATAGCGCCAATAAAATCATCATAAGCGCCTGCCGCACTCTCAGTGTCCTTTGCCCATCGATATAATGCCCACAAACAACCTGCTAAATAGATGGTGGGGTAGTTTGTCAAAATATCATTAGTAGTGTTTGCTGAGCTTAGTGGGGTAGGTGTTCCAAAGTATTGCATTTCAATGTTATAGACAGCATCAGGAACACGGTTAAACTCTAGTTGGCTGGTAACGGTAAAGGCACCTGGCATTCCAGCTACAGAGACGCTAGGCAACACTTCCGGTGGGTAAAACTTTAACTCAAATTGAGTGGCGTCCGTGGTCTTGTCGTCAATAAGTAGTCGGCGCATCCTGTTAAATCCATCAGGCAGGGCTATAAAACTATCTATTATTCCCGTATCAGCAGTAGCTCTAAATTCCTGCTCTCTGACAATTAACGGCTCAACACGATTGTTGTACATTTCTTGTTCAGCAATAAGAATAAAGTCATCTATCCTGCTAGCAACATCATTACGATGCGACCAATCCTGTACCGCCGCTTTTAAGTCTGAATAATTGGCAAGTGCCATCGTTACACCTCTTAACTATCCAGCCTCGAAAGGCTGGTATTTATTCTTTATCAGACTTTTTCACTGACTTCTTTGTCGGCTTTTTGTTCATTAAGCTAGGGATTTCTAGAGGAATATAACCCTTCTTTGGTTTCGGTATTGGTTCTGCCTTGCCCTTCCCAAGCCTTTTCATCCAGTTTTTGCTGAACTCGGCCTCAGAAGGGCAATCAAACTCGTCACCTGGCTTTCTATAAAGTCCGCCAAAGAAACCGCGCTTAATTGCCCTAACCTTCATCAGTTAATTGTCACGTTGTCAGCATAAGAAACATACTGACCAACATCTGCCAAAGGTGCTATCCATGCATCAACAGTGATGGTAGGAGTAGTTCCCGCCAACGTGTAACGAACACCAATAAAGTCACCATCTTCATCACCCGTGGTAGGCGGAATCGGAATGGCAAACAAAAAGCCAGCAACCAACAAATCAGCATTTTGTGCTGGCGCTGTTGGCGTTCCTGATTCGAAGATTCTACGACCCATCAATTGCGCGCCTGTTGATTGAGCCGCATTGGTCGCATACTCAACATCAAACGTATAATCTTCGTCGCCTGTTCCTTGATCAGCAGCAACGCCAACCGAGAAAACAACAGCCATCGGTGTCCCGTTACCAACGCCTCGTGCAACTTCAATATCCACAACATTCGTTGCAACTGCTGTTGCTGTCAATGCTTGAGCATCGGATAGTTTTAATAAGCTATCAATAATCATAATTTTCCCCTTATACCACTCGCGCTTCTGCGACAGTTAATACATCTTGTAAGCGAACCGGAACACCCAAAAACATCATCTGATGTATGGTTCTTCCGAACTGGTTTAGTGCAGGCTCAATAGTCACTGCTGAGTTGCTCTTGTCTAAAGCAGCAATACGTAAGTGGGAAGCCAAGGTGCGGTTAACATAAAACGCAGCTCGCACAGTATCAATTGATGGGATGTGGTCAATCGACCGAGACATAAGCTTAATAACTGCCGTTGCAGCAGTTGACGCTTGAGTTCCTGTTGCTGCGATAAGATCAGACTGATCTATGTTGGCAATACGAACAGCATAACGCCAATCAGCAACAACTAGACCCTGATCCAACCCGAATAGATCTTTATACGCTCGGAATGGGTTCCCTGAAGCGTCATCAACATCATCAATCCCTAGATCCTCATGAGACAAGCCAACATTGGAACCTTTTGGAAAGACTCCGTAAACAGTCTCTGGTGACCAGCCAATCAACCATACAGACATATTGTCCGTGCTAGTTCCGCCTGCGTCGATAATATTATCAGCATTAGGTGCCGATAAATCATTGTAACGGTTAGAAAACCCGACAAACTCTTCAGGATTGGCGTTAGATCCATAAAACATTGTGGTTGCTGCTGTTTGGCTCATGCCTTCCAAGTGTGCGCGTGCTTTCTGGATTCGATACGCGCCTACATCACCCTGCAAGTTTGCAAGCTTAACGTCAACGTGGGATCGGCCTTCCAGCATTGCTACAGATTCAACTACCTGTGCTTCTGTGGCTTTTTCAGGCGGTGTACCAGCATTCATTAGGCGATAAAACCCTGTCGGTAAACCTGTTCGGATTGAGACCGCATGGCCTGTGGGTAGATTACCCTCAACCATAACCATGTCTTCTTGTGCTCGGTTTGTTTGAGATAACATCTCAACAATTTTTGCAGTTTTGCCATCTGGATCACGGGTTTTTGCCCAGTCCAGCATCGTTGGCAATTCAGTGCTTAAAGTAGCCATTTATTTAGCTCCGTAAAAGAGTTCCGCCGTGCTTTTAGCTTTCGCTTGCACAACTTTTTTGCCGCTAACTTTCTTGCTTGCCGTAGTCTTTCGCTTGTTTTGTGCAGGCTTAGACTTTTTCAGCTCACGATACTTGCCAGCGTCGATTAATGCCCGGATAACCTTATGGTCAGCGAGCGCATTGAGGTCGGCATTTGAATATCCGATTTCCCCAGCATACTTCAGAGCAGTATCTATGTCTGATTTCTGTGTAGCAGAACCATTTTTAGGGTCTGCCCACTCAGTCATGACACTGATTAACTTCTGGTTTTCATCGGCTACAGTTACTTTTAAAGCGTCAGCTTGCTTGCTCTTAGCGCTTTTCAGCTTCGACTTTCGAGCGTCAATAAGTTCTTTCTTACGCAAATACTGAACGTAATCATCCTCATCACCATTTTTCAGCTCCAATAACTCTTCATTGCTTTCCTCACTCACGATCAAAGATTCAAGTTCTGCAATTGTGGCGGCTAGATCTGAATTGAGGCCTTCAATCTTCTCTCGCTCCACTGCTGTGGCTTGCGTCTTCTTCGTGTAATCGGCGTGCATCAACTGTTGATCTTTCATAGTGTCGAATTCGTCACGGGTCATCTCTGTCCCAAATATGTCTAGAGATTCCGCTTCGTCTTCGTCTTCTTCTGTATTTTCAGTTTCCTCATCGGCCAACTCTTCGAGGTTATCTTCAACCTCGGAGTCATCGTCTACGGTTTCAGTTTGGTCTTTTACAGACTCATCTTCCTCAGACTTATAAAATACGCTTGTTGCTTCTTCGCTAGTTTCGCTAAGATTTTCTAGCATCGATTATACCTGTTTGGGTTTTTGATTCGATCAAGAAGATTATTCTCCGCAAATGTCCCTTCTGTCATAATTTGTTCTAAAGCTTCTTGAATCTTGTTCACGCTCTGTAGAGAACGTACCAGTTCTACTGCTGCCTCATTATCACCCATAAGGGGAGTATTTACCAATTCGGCAACTATTTTGCCGCTTATTGATGTAACAGCATACTGATATGCCTTGTTATTGATGACCTTTTCAGCTTCAGCACCAAATATATGAGCCGCCTCCAGGGATTTAACTTCTGTTGATTTGTCTTTATCGGTCATTGGCCTTTTCCTGGTATATCAGTATTGGTTGTTAACTCAAGCTCTGTATATTTAAACTCAAGGTCTGCAATGGTCTTATTGGCTTCAGCCAAAAGATTTTCATCGAACTGTCTTCTTTGCTCAATAGCCTTCGCTGCCTCCATATCTAGTTTGCCTTGTGCGGCAATTAGGGTTGCTTGTGCCTTAACCTCTTCAGCTTCTGCCAAAGGATTCGTCTGTAGGGCTTGCTCCATCTCGAAGTTAGCACGTTGCAATTGCTCTACTTGAGCCTGCAATACCTCAACGGGAACCTCTGGATTATTGAAGAACTCGCCTACATCAGCCTGATCCATTGCTTTGGTGATTCTTGATAGAATATTGTATTGCTTGGACATATCCGTAAGAGGTGAACCCGTGGCAGCAAGCTGTTGGCTAACTGTCAATAGAGAGCCCATGTTTTGCAAAATGGTTTCATTGTCTCCGGCTCCCAACCCTACATTACATATAATTGGCTGATCAGATAACCAGCGCCTAGGATCAACCGTTAACGGCTTGCCTAAAACCATGATCTCTGTTGATGACTTCTGGAAATGGCTAACCGTCCATAACATGCCCATGTAAAGCTCTTTCATTCCAGTCTCGCCATGGCCACGAGCCACTAACTCAATCTTAGAATTGGCCGCATCAGCAATACCATCGAACCGGGTTGCCGTCTCTTGCCCTAACTTATCAGCATCAAGTGCCTGGTTAGCAAGTAGAGAGCCTGTTCTTTGCGCTCTGGCTGAGTCTGCGTATTGCAGAACCATCAGCAGCTTGTCACCAATGAACGGCGTTGGTAGTGGGGTTACTGAATTCGCTGGGTGGTCGCCACCCTTAACCCTGACGATTCCGCCTAATCTTTGGGTTAGTAAATCATCCATGTTTACATTTTCATTCGCCGCCATTCTTGCCGCACCAACCTGATATGTATTCATCATGGTCTGACGTAATAGAGTGGTTTTAATATCCTGTGTTTCCATCGTCACAGCAGCACGACTAGAGCCAATTAACTGGCCTGGATACATGACAGAGGATAGGACAGCATAAGGCGCTATCTCATAAGGCTCATCCTCAAGCAGTTCTTCACCAACCCTTAAAACCCTAATTCTTTCGGCTATTCCATCACCGTCACGGTCAACTTTGATGTACCTAGTCTCAAGCTTTACGATTTCGCCAGTCCAATGGACGCTATTGCCGTCATCAGAGCCGCCTTGGTCTGTTAGTCTATTCTCACGATTAACATTGTCAGTAGCGTCGACACTGTCCAAATCTTTAACTAGATCTTTATCAAATCCCATGGCCACAAGGTCTGACTTGGTTGGGTATGAGTCATGCCCGACAACCTGAGCGTCATCTACGCTTGTTGATCCGCTGGTGATAACAAAGTCTTCAGGGTTAATATATCTAACAAAGTAACGGCCAATAGTTTTCTTAATCGTTACCTTTAAATCGTGGAACTTGTCGGTTTCGTCGCGCTTAATCTCATCAAAATCAACCTCTGCACCTGATTCCTCCTGAAGCTGAAACTCTATCTTGATTTCCGACAGTTCATCATCACTCAGACCCTCGTACTCAACGATCTTAACGGTGTCTTCTTCTTCGAATCCAAAGTTAACCGCGCTATAGCGATAGATCTCCGCACCTTTCAGCCAGTCGAATATAGTTTTATATGAAGAGGGTTGCTGGCGTATGAGCTGATTAATATATTTTGTCTTTTCTTCGGCAGTTTCTCGCTCTCTGGGAGTATCCTTTATCGCCGTAAATTTTAGTATCTCATTGGCACCCAAGAACACCTGAACCAGGCTGGGCATATCAGATTCAACCAAATCATAAACATCAGTCGATAGAACCTTTGATTCGTCCTCTACCTCATTCCATGGTGCTGCTGAATAGTAATCAAACGCCTGTTTATTTAAACTATTCAACCTGTCATCAGAGTGTATTGTATTGGCCTCTGCTGAATTGAGATAAGTTAACAAATCTTCATCTGTCATTTTTGCCATTACACTACACGCCTATTTT